TGGAATAAATGTGAAAAATGAAACCAATGAAGAGGTTTATTGCGGAACTTTATATTTCAAAACCTTGTCAGGAACAACAAGTTTTCAACTGTCAGGGTTTGAGGACTATGCCCCACACAAATAGAGATGCAGGACTTGAGATTGTCGGAAGCGGTTTAGTTGGTAGTGAATGGGCAAAGAAATTTGGAAGTGAACCGTCAGAGCCTTATCTTGTTTGGGTTTTAGCTAAAAAATCTTATAAAAACTTTAAAAAGTAGGTGCTTACATGATAGAGTACTTAATGGTCTAAACTTGAAATCTGTAGAAAACAAGGTGATAACATATGGGAGTTTTTAATAGAAGAAGCACAAAAAATAGGGATGCACCAACCGAAGGAATACATGTAGGACGTGTGTCGGGTACAAGTAATATGAGTAGTATACTATCGCCTTATAGGTCAAGGTCAGCGAATTTGCTTGAGGAACTACGAATGTTTAGAGACGAAGGGGATGCGGTTGAGTTTTGCTCAAAGAAAATCCCCGACGTCGCAAAAGCCTTGTGGAACATGATGCGACTTCTTAATCTCGGTAATAAGATGGAATTTACCGAGATTAACACTGGTGAACCTATTAAAGCAATAGAAAGCGAATGGCGAGAGTTTGCAAGCCGTATCAACAGTATTTCATCGTCAGGACTTGATGGTTTGATTGACCAGTTTCACAGGTCGGCAATCCTTCGAGGTGGTCAAGGTTGCGAGGTTGTTGTTCTTGAGGATATGAGCGACGTTGAAGATGTATACCCTATCAAACCTCAATCGATACGCTGGCAAAGCGAGGTTAGAGGAAACAAAAAGGTATGGATACCATACCAATATAGTATGACACAAAAGGTTGACCTATCGCAGGGCAACTTTTTTTACGTCCCAACAGACCCCGATATTGATGACCCTAGAGGTAACTTAATGCTCTCTCCTGCCCTGCAATCTGTAGATTATCAACTACAGAGTTATATAGATATGGCATCGGTATTAAGAAGACAGGGCTATCCTAGAAACGATGTTGAACTTGACAGGGAATCACTTATAAAAACAGCACCTTCTAGTATTAGAAACGACTCACAAAAACTAAAAAGGTATTTAGAAGAATACTTTGAGTGGGTTAAAAAGTTGCTTCGTGGGCTTGAGCCTACGGATGATTTTATTCATTACGATGACACTAAAATAAATACTTCCCAAGGAAGCAATCCTTCAAGGTCGATGGATATTAGGGCATTTTCCGAAATGACAGATATTCAAGTTATGAATGGGTTAATGCAACTTTCGGTGTTCTCCAACAGGAATACTGGTGTTACTGAGACATGGGGTACTGTACAGTTTCAAATCTTCTGTGCTGGGCTTGCTTCTTTACAAAGAGGCAGTAAAAGGCTTGTTGAGTCTATTGCGAGAATATGGGCAAGAGTGCATGGTTATCAAGTTGTTCCTCGTTTCTCATACACTGTGATGGATTGGAACTCAGAAGAAATGAGAATGAGTGTCAAGCTTATGGAACAAAAACTTTATGCAGTAGCACAGTTGATGGGATGGGTTGATGAAAACGCCGGTGCTCAAAAAGTTATGGGTGTCGAAAAAGCCACCGGAAAGCCTAGCGAGAGCGTTCGGGCAAGTTTCAGTGTCGGAGGTGATGGAATCGATGGAGTTTATAAACATTCGTGGGACAAATCTAACCGAAACAAAAACAATGCAGGACGTTGATTCATTCAAAAATAATATTAAGCACAAAAAGATAGATGAATTAGAAAAGAAAGAAGGTGAGAAGAATGTTCGGAAAACCAAACGAAAAACAACTTGCATTAATCAATAGCCTTGCAAAAAAGACGTTTACCGCAGATGATGTATTTGTTTTTGGTGGAAAGTCAGCAGGAGATAGAATAATCGAAGATAGATACATCCAGCTAAGCAAAGAACTGCTTGAAACTTTTGCAATTAACGCAAAAGAAGGTGTTTCGTGGCTTTTAAATCATAGTTGGGCATCATTCAATGAACCCGTTACAATATACGGAAGAACTTTTGATGCACGGTTACAGCCTAGTGCCGATCAAGACGAAACCATTGAACTAGAAATAGATAAATATATTCCGCGTTCGGACACAACAAAAAATGGGCGTTCAGCAAATAGTATTATTGAGGATATTGAAAATGGTGTTCTTTTTGACACATCTATTGGTTGGGGAAGCAATAAATTTGTGTGTTCTGTATGCCGCTCTAATTATTATGAATGCAATCATCGACGAGGGCATAAGTATGAAGATGAAGACGGGAACATAAAGCTTTGTTATATTATTGCTAAAAATCCAGGGTATCTTATGGAAGAATCTGGTGTATTTGATGGAGCTTACAAGGGTGCAGGAATATCAATGTGCAGTGCTGGAGATGTTTTCGAAAATAAGAAAGGCAAGTTCCTTGTTGTGGACGAATTGAAAGAGCTATCCAAAGATACTAACGTATTCGGTGTTTATACATCCAAAGGTCAACTTACGACTTTTATTAAAAAAGCAGATCATCAAAAAGTGTTCGCAATAAGTAACGCACCTTTAGCTAATGACGCAAAGTCTAACGAAAAGTTAAATAAAGAAAAAGGAAGTGAGGAAAGTATGGACAAAGAAAAAATAAAGGCATTGCTTGAAAAATTAGGTATTGCCTACGATGAAAACGATACTTTTGATAAGGTGTCTGACAAAATCATAGAAACATGGGAAAAGCACATTGCAAACATGAGTATTCAATCCGTTGAGTATATGTCGCAAAAACAAGCTTCTGAGGTTCTCGGCAAAGAAATGACATCAAAAGAGGTATTGACTTACGCAAAGGAAGGTATGGCATACCACAAAGACACGGTGGACAATGCTCTTGCTATGGGTGTTAAGGCTCTTGGCAATGACTTCCCTACCGAAACATGGAAAAGCACCTTTGCAAGCATGAGTATTCAATCTGTTAAGGATATAGCTAAGACATGGGAAACACAGGCCAAGGCTGCATTAAACGCAGGAAGTAGGCTATCTTCATCGGGCAGTGACGGTGATAATGCTTCACATGAAATACCAGATGATGCCTATAAAATGAAAAAATAAGTAACAGTCCGCTCAAATGCGGTTTTATTAAGAAAATCGAAAGGATGGTGTTTTAATAATGGCTAGAGGAATTGGTTTTGAAGGAATAAATTCACATTATACCACTTTTAAAGTTAGTGCTACAACAAAAGCTATTGTGCTCGCAAGCGGAGTATCTGCAATCGAAGGTAAGGCAATTGCTTTAACTGGCAATCAAGAAGTCGGTTTCGGGTCTGACGGTAATGACTTTTTCGGCGTTATTGACAAATACGAGGATGACGGGTACGCAACGGTTCAGGATCAAGGTTATAGGGAAAATGTTCCCGCTGTTTCTGGCTCAGTACCGACATTCGGAAGTAAAAATATTGTTGTTGATGGTGCAGGTTCTGTTAAGGCTTCTGGTACGCCTACCACAAGAGGTTTGATTGTTGAGTCGGACAGTACTGCAAATGTAAACACTGTAACAATTTTAATAGGATAAGGAGGAAAGATAACTATGGAATTCAAACTTGATAGAAATATGTATAATCAAGCCAAGGAGCAAGGGATACCTTTTTCTCAGCTCTTAGAGAAGTTAGATCCTTCAAGTGAAGGTTCAAAACTTTCGGCTTATGAGAGACAGCTTAAAAAGCACGGAATAATAACACAATCAATGCCCGAAAGAGGTATTGTGTGTTCGGTTGTTGACGCGTTTTATAGGACAGACGAAAGCAAGGTGTTGTTTCCTGAATACGTCGCAACTCAGTTAAGGGAATCACTTACTGGAATGAGTATTCTTCCTTATCTTATTGCTACGGAAACTCCTATCGACGGAAACGCATACAGAACCATTTATTGTGATGATTCAGAAGATAACAAAAAAGCTGCTCAAAAGAAAAGAACAACTGAAGCTTCTGAACTTCCTAAAGCAAAGTTAAAAACTCGCGAAAACTCATTAAAAATCTGGAAATACGGAAGGTCTATTGAGGCAAGTTATGAGACTGTAAGAAGAATGAGACTTGATCTTTTATCAACTCACTTAAGGAGACTTGGCGAACAGGCTTCGCAGGATGAAATAGAAGATCTTCTTGCTGTAGTTAAAAATGGAGATGGGAACGCCAATACAGCAGCTTCAGTTTTAAAGAATAGGTCACTTGATTCAGGTGCCACATCTGGAACTCTTTCTAAATCCGCGTGGCTCAGATTTCTCTTGAAATTCTTCCCTTACCAGTGTAACACTGTTGTTGCTGATGAAGATGGGCTTATCCAAATCCTTGATATTCTTTATCCGAACGACTCAACGCAGATGATGGACTTCCTATTGAGGGGTGCAAGCTTAACAGCTAAAGTAGAACTTCCACAGAACCTATGGACAAACGTAACTCTCCTTTATCATCCAACGATTGAGAAAAGTAACAGCCACACTGCTATATACGGCATAGATAAAAGATACGCAATTGAAAAAGTCGTAGAGCTTGGAAGCGAAATCAGAGAAGCTGATAAGTTTATAACTAGCCAAACCGAAGTTCTTACAATTTCAGAGAATGCTGGATTTGGTAAGATGTTTGCCGAGGCAACAAAGATATTGGAAATAGACTAATGCTTGAAAATTTAAATCAATGGCATAACCTTATCGGTTATGCCATTTCTTATGCTTTCAAGTCGAATACTAAAGAGGTGATAAAAGATGCCTAACAAGATTTTAACAGATGAAGGCTGGGAACAAAGGATTCGTGACAAACTTGGAGTTGATATTGCATACCTTCCTGACAGTGTTATACAACAACCGGATTATATAACTATTGCAGAATCGAATATAATAAGGACTTGTCCTGAATACGCAAGCTTAGCAGATGCCGACAAAATACACATCGAGGCCGCTGTAGTTTGTGAATGTGCGAAGCTTTTGTGCCCTAGCATGAAGGCACGGTTGCCAAAATCCGAATCGGGACCCGCTTATAAAGTTGAAATTAATATCGATTGGGACAAGGCGGCATTAGACTTGGGGGTCGAAAGAGATGCAAACCTCGGGAATATTGAGTCAATAGATATTTTTGGCACATTTTACGGTTTCGATTTGTCGGGGAGGTAGACAACTGTTAATAAAAACTTATAAAAAGTTATAATTATGTGTTGACTTTT